GGTACTACTTCCGGGTCAGCTTTCCGCACGACAACGCGCCAATTAAGAACACGTTCAGCGGCGGCCAGCTGTCTAGCTCCAGTGAGTTTAAAAAACGCCTGATGGGAGTCGCACCAGGAGCTGTATTCACCGGCTCAAGCGGTCAGCTTGACCGTTTAATGAAGCAGCAGCTTTATGACATCAAGCGGGTTCAAGGCATTGACTTTGTCGGCTACTCGAAAGAGCACGGTATTTATATTTTGGGCGATGTTGCAATAAAGGATGGCCGAGCCAAACCAATGAACGACGAAGACTTTTTCGAGTTCGGAAAAACCAACATAAAAACGCTGAACAAGTCGATTCCGTTCAACATCAATACCGACTTAAAAGAGCACAACAACGAGTGGGAAAGCCATCTGCACACTGGCTTTAAAGAAACAGGACTGATTTCGCTGGCTTACTGGTTCGGTTCATTTTTTGCCGAGCAGATACGAGCAACCGATAAAAGCTTTCCATTTCTTGAATTGATTGGTGAGCCGGGTTCGGGTAAGTCAACGCTAATTGAATTTATGTGGATGCTGTGTGGCCGAGCGGCAGAAGAAGGTTTTGACCCGGTTAAGTCCACTGCTGCTGCCCGCGCTCGTAAGTTATCTCAGGTTGCTAACTTACCAACGGTGTTAATTGAAGCAGACAGGGGCGACGAGAAGGACGCCAAGCAAAAAGGGTTTGATTGGGATGAGCTTAAAACTGCCTACAACGGCCGCTCAAACCGAAGCCGGGGTGTTAAAAACGCTGGCAACGAAACCTATGACCCGCCCTTTCGCTCTTCCATTGTCATTTCGCAGAACGCTGAAGTGCAGGCTTCACAAGCAATTCTTGAGCGTATTATTCAAATAAAGACTAGCCGAAAAGGTCATACGGTAGAAACGCAGGAAGCGGCCATGGCACTTGAAAACATGCCTATTGAAGAAGTTTCGGGGTGGCTGTTTAAGTGCGTACTGGCAGAAAAGCAGGTGCTGGAGCTTTATTACGATAAGTTTCCACACTACAAAAAAGAGCTTGAAGCGAACGACAATGTTAAAACAGCGCGTATCATCAAGAACCACGCTCAAATCATGGCGTTACTGGACTGCCTGCAGCTGGTTACTAGCTATAAAAACAGCCAGATTGAAGCGGCAAAAGAAATGGTTGTTGAATTAGCCGGGCAAAGACAGCAGGCAATTAGCGCTGACCACACTCTTGTTCAGCAATTCTGGGACGTTTACGACTACCTGGAAGAGAAGTTTGAATTCCCTATTGTGAACCACTCAAGCGACGACACGCTTATAGCTGTGAACCTTAATCACATGGAAGAAGAAGCGTCTGAGCACAGGCAGAAACTGCCGTTGCTTGCTGATCTGAATAAGCACTTAAAAGCCTGCAAGTCACGCAAGTTCGTTGGCATTAAAACAGTGCGCAGCGCAGTGAATGACCGGTTCAATAAAGCCACCGGCCCGGGCGGCACCAAAAAGCCGGCCAGCGTTAAATGCTGGGTATTCCAGAGGGAGCGTTAACAGTGAATACGTTGTTGCTTTTATTGGCTAAGTACGAACGTTCGCCGGTACCGCTCAGCGAAATATGCAAAGAGTTCTTTGGAATTGGCGAAAAGCAAGCAGCCATGCTGGCCGCTTCGCAGTCATTGCCAGTGCCGGCATTCAAATTACGTGAATCAGAGCGTGCAGGCTGGATGGTTGACCTTCGCGACCTGGCCGAACACATCGATAGCAAACGCCGGCAGGCGTTAAACGATTACACAGGGGTGAGAAGGTGAGTGAGTTTATTAACACCAATCTCTACGCAGAGATTGAGAATCTGAAAGAAGAGAACTCAAGTCTCAGACGTCGGGTATCCCAGTTGGTTATGCATCTTTACTTTGTTGAAGAGACACAGGATGCAAGGGTGGTTAATTTGCGGAAGGCCTTATCGCTCGTTTGTTTGGAGCTCGAAAAAACTACTCGACCAGAAGCGTCACAGTTAGCTCTATGGGATTACATTGAGAATGCTGTTCGAATTGCAGTTTCTGCAATAGAGGAAGCCCCAAAGCCTCAGAATTGAAGCCTGAGCATTGATGAAAATTTGAGCTCGCCAGATTTGGCGAGTGCAAAATTTATACATGAATGTTTTTCCCCAAAACTGGGGAAAATCCCAGCAAGGTTTTTGACGGAATCGTCAAAAAATAACTTAAACATTTTTTGAAAAGTCCATCAAAAAAACATCGGACGAGGTTTTCACCAAAACGGGGGAAAACCTCCAGCGAAGTTTTTAACAAAACTGTTAAAAAGTCAGGAAAGAATTATGACTAACTTAGTGAAAGTTTTTGATTATCAGATAACCGACGAGTTTGTTCAGTCATGCAGCGCTCGTGAGTTGCACAGTTTTCTGCAAGTAAAACGAGACTTTTCAAGCTGGATAAAAGGGCGTATTCGTGAATATGGATTTACTCCAGGTGAGGATTTTGAGGTTTTCGCCAAATCTGGCGAAAACTCATTAGGTGGCCGACCGACAACTGAATACTTCCTGACGCTAGATATGGCCAAAGAATTAGCAATGGTCGAAAAAAACGAAGTCGGACGTAAGGTTCGCAAGTACTTCATCGAAGTAGAAAAGCAAGCCACTAAAGAGCTCTAAAAGCGAGCGAACCGCAGTCTTTCAATCGACGAAGCCCGAGTAAAAGTCAAAGACACCCCGTCACTTAAAACGCTAACCGTCCTGCAGAAGCAGGCGGTCGACATGGCGCGCAGGCTTGGTAACGCTCAGAACGAATGCGAACGCCAAACTGCCTATTCAATTCTTTGCTACATAAACGACGCAAGAGGACAACCAACACCCAGCCTTAAACAACTACTAGGAGAAGATGATGGCTGACAACATCGACAGAGCAAACGAGATAACAGAGCAGCTGCAGGAGCGGCAAATAAAAGCAGCAAGGGAGAACACCTCAGTTGCTGAAGCTAAAGGCTACTGCCTGAACTGTGGTGAGGATTTGAACGACGAGCGGCGCTGGTGTGACGCAAGCTGCCGCGACGACTGGGAGAAGCTAGAGCTAAGAGGAAACTTCGCATGAGCAAGGGAGTTAACAAAGTCATAATAATCGGTAACCTGGGCGCCGCGCCCGAAGTCCGATACACGCAAAACAGTACGGCGGTTACAACGCTTTCGGTGGCCACCGCAGAAACGTGGAAGGATAAGCAAACCGGAGAGCAGCGTGAACAGACCGAGTGGCATCGTGTTGTTATGTATCGACGCCTGGCAGAGATAGCCGGTGAATACCTACGCAAAGGCTCAAAGGTTTACATTGAAGGTAAGCTGCAAACGCGCAAGTGGACAGGTGAAGACCGAGTGGAAAGATACACCACTGAGATTGTCGGCAACGAAATGCAAATGCTGGACGGCCCGCGCAACGACAACCAAAATCAAGGCTACGGAGGTGGCAATGTTTAAACTAAATAGAATAACCCTCTCAATCCGCTGGGCTATAAACTTCAACCACAGTTCACCTGGTGCAATTGACTCAGCTGAGGATTTTTATATTCAGACCGGAAAGACGGTCACCCGAGAGTCCGCAGAAATCACCCAATAGTCACCCACAATTTATTGCAGCCCTTTAAAATTAAGAAAGTATTACCAATCCAGCATCGGGGCGACTGAGATTTTATAAGGGTAGCGCTCTAGCACGAATAGCTCCTAAACCCTTTTGCTAAAGGGCTTTCGACGAATTAAAAAATTCAGATTCCTATATCCCAAAGTGGCTATATTTGGCGAGTTTGTAAGAAAAGCGGAATTATAACGGAATTCTTTTTCACTGAACACAGGCCCATTGTAGGCTGCGTAACGAAGCTGGAGTGTCCCCAAGTACCATTGACCCCCTGAAACCTCAAATTCGGCCCACTCAAACTACTCCAGATTAGCGTCCCATTATAAGGTGAGCGATAGCGAAGCCAGTGCAGGAGTCCTTTAAAAACAAATATTCAACAAGTGTTGGGTATTTGTTTGAATTCTGCGTTTACTATGTATTTCTTTTCCTCTACATTGCCTGTTCCAGTTTATAAAGGGAATTATATTTCAATTAAAAACTTACTAAGTTTAGTGTTATTTTTGACATTGTTTTTATCGTTCAGCTCAGAAGCATCATCTTGTACAGTACTATCGCAAAACTCTAGTGCTATTGTTTCAACCAAAACCACAACAAAGTGTATAGAATTCAGAGCAATTAACTATTCTCAAACTTACTT